AGTAGAGCTGGTGATGGCGCTGAGTGCGGTGCAGGGGCAACTCCAGGCGATAGCAAAGACGGGGAGTGCAGAGGTGCATGGTCGCTCTAAGAATGGGCGCCCGGTCAAATTTGGGTACAGCTATGCGGAGTATCCGACGGTGCTGAAGGCGGCGCTGCCGTTGCTGGCCTCTCAGGGGCTGGCTCTCTTCCACCAGACCTTGCCGCTGGCGAGTGGAGCGACGGTGCTGAGGTCCATGCTGGCTCACCGGAGTGGTGAGTTCGTGGCTTCGGAGATGGTGCTGCGGGTGGACCAGCCTGGGAACCCTCAGAGGTGGGGGAGCTGGCTGACGTACTCGAAGAGGTACGCGACCTTGCAGCTCTTGGGGATGGCGGCGGGTGGGGATGATGACGCTTCTTCCTATGTTCAGTCTCAGGGCTCTCAGGGCTCTCGGTCGCAGGGTGCGCCGCGCCAGTCTTCCCGGCCCCAGAGTCAGCAACAGCAGCAGCAGCAAGCTCAGCGCCCTCAGAGGAGCGGGGGGGTGTACACCTCAGAGCAGCTGCGAGGGCAGCTCTGCGGCCTGTTCGAGGGTGTCAGCGCGGATGAGGTGGAGGAGCTGTATAGGCGGTCCAAGGGGGCGCTGTCCTCTGCGACTAGAGGGCAGCTGAGCCAGGAGATCAGCTACCTGCGAGAGCACCCTAGCGAGGTGAGGGCAGGGGTGGAGGAGGTGCTCTCATGGAGGGCTTCCGCCCCGATCGCAGACGAACAGATGAGCAGGAGTGCGAGCCCCAAAAGCGCTCACGCCACCGGGGAACAGCCGAGCAGGTGCGGAGCGCTAAAGGGCTCACGGTCCCCTGCTGAACATGCGACCCGGGGGGACGCGGATCTCCGCCCTATCCAGGCGGCGACTCCGCCTTCTACCCCAGAGGAGAGCCTCAGGGCCTTCCAGGAGCGCCACCGAGCTGAGCAGCCTCAGCCTGAGCTGCTGGGACCCACCACCCAGCCTCCCCAGCCTCCCCAGATGACTGAGAAGCGGCGCTGGACGCTGGCTCAGAAGGCGCTAGTGAAGCTCTACCCAGAGCTGGACGTGGTGGGGGTCCGTGACCTCTACGATCTCCGAGGGATCGACCTGGGGGGCTCCTCGGCTGAGGATCTAGAGAGGGAGGTGATAGATCTAGAGAGCCGCGCCGATGCGCGGGAGGAGGTGCAGTCGCGCCTCGCTGAGTATGAGCGCATGAGGCTGATAGAGCGCCATGTGACCTCCTCAGACGGCTCCACCACCTACACAGTGCGGAGAAGGGGTGGGAGGTGGAGCTGCACCTGTAGAGCAGGACAGTGGAGAAGAGAGTGCAAGCATATCAAGCAGATCAAAGCCGAGACCGAGACGGCCACAGCAGGGGCTGAGCCCCAGAGGAGAGAGTGATGAAGTGGGTGAGCGAAGAGCAGGAGATCGCCGCAGAAAATGCGGCGCGCGAGACTGATGGCCAGCGCCGGTTTCAGGCGCTGGTGTCCCGTAGGGAGGTACTGGAGAGACGCGCCGATAGGGCGCGCGAGATGATAGAGAGGTTGAAAAGGCAGCGATCCACCCTCCCTCCTCCAGGAGAGGGAGGCTTTTTGGCCTGGATAGACAGGCAGTGGGTGGAGGAGAGCCTCGCAGAGGAGAAGGCGAGGCTCTCCGATCTGTCGAAAAGGGCGCTCTCTGCGAGGGCGGAGGAGGAGGAGGCCCTGAGGCGCTGGAAGGCGCGTCGAGAGGGCTGAAACAGAAGGCGCCCAGGCCCCCACAGACTGATATCTAAGGGCCTGGGCAAGCGCTCCCCACAAGGGGGGCAAAGGTAGAGACAGGATGATGAAAAAAACCCCGAGGGGCAAGTCCCCTCGTAGGGCTAGCGCCCTGAGTGTGTGGGCTGCTGAGTGGAGGGAAGAAATCGCTGTGTGGCTGATGCGGATAGCCGTCCTGCTGATAGTGATGCTGATAGCGGCGCTGCTGTGGGCGGAGTGGAGCGGGTCTAGCGGGTCTGTAGACACGCAGCCCTGCCCAGAGATCCACAGGGGCAGACGATGAGCCTGCGGCCTGGGATAGAGGGGCTGCGCCTGCGCTCAAGGCGCGGCATGTGGGTAGCCACCTGGACAGAGGGGGGCTCCCAGCGGGAGCAGAGTGGAGACACACCAGAGGAAGCCCTGCGAGGGCTGGTGATAGGAGGCGTTCATGAGCCCTCATGACTGGGTGATCATCGGGACGGTGGATGCGATCCCGATCGATGTGATCCGAAGGGATCCGTCAATACAGGCTCGGGTGGAGATAGGCGCAGCCCGCGTCACCACCTACGCAGACGACCTCAGCCGAGGGGACCGGATGCCTCCGGTGGTGGTCTTCTGTGAGGAGGTCGAGGGAGAGTGGATAGCGTGGCTGGCTGACGGATGGCACCGCGTCGCAGCCGTAGAGGAGAGGGGAAAGAGCTGCATGATCCGCGCAGAGATGCGCAAGGGAGGGAGGCGAGAGGCGTTGATCTACGCGGCGGGCGCGAACGCCGCGCACGGTCTCCGGAGGAGCCTAGCGGACAAGCGCCGCGCCATCGACCTGCTGCTGGATGATCCGGTCTGCTCGCAGTGGAGCGCCAGGAGGATCGCCAAGGCCGCTCGGGTCTCAAACTCGACGATCTCTATGGCAAAAAAGAGGCGCAGAAACTGTGCGATCGCACACCCTGAAAGTGGATCCGGTGGGGAATTCCCCAAAAACGCGCAGCACGACTGTAATCGTCCGCCTATAGCGGCATCCGGGTGCGGAATTCCGCACCCATCCCCATCCTCAGAGCCCCAGCCTGCTACACTGCCTCCAGTCGAGGAGGGGATGATGAGCGCGCTGGATCCAGAGGAGCAGGAGGAGCAGGAAGGGGAGCCCCTGAGCCTGGGGGTGCTCCTGGGAGAGGGAGAGGGAGACGCGGGGGGGGAGACGGAGTGGCCTCTCAAGATCGAGGAGGGCCTGAGCCCCCACGAGATGCAGCTCCTCCGCAGGCTGGCCTATACATATGGGGCCAGTAGCTGGGAGCGTGGGACTGGGGCGGACCACCCTCCGGTGGTGCCCAGCCTCCTGGAGCGCCTGCCCAACGAGATCCCATCGGCAGGGTGGGGCTTGATCCCCAGCTGGACCCACATGGGGGAGCTGCTGGAAAGGGGGCTGCTGATAGAGGCACGCCGAGAGGGGGTCGCAGTCCTCTGCCTGAGCGGAGCTGCATGGAGCGCCTACAGCGAGGCTCTCCACCCGAGAGTACGCTACCCAGAGATCAGGCCGGAGCTGCACTCCCTCGCAGCGCAGATTCAGCCTGGGCTGCGCTCGGTCTCCGTCCACGAGACAGGCCACGGAGTCAAGATCTCCTCCTGCCCTGTCGTAGAGGGGATCAGCGTAGACCTCCAGATCACCGCCTCTGACTGGGGAGGCGTGGTGGAGCGTCTACGAGAGGCTGTGGAGCTGATACGTAGGTGCTCTACAGCCTAGTGCCCAGGTAGAGGGGAGCCCTACCCTCTCTGCCTGGGTCTGTGGCCAATGGAAACAAGGGCCACAATGGAAAACTTTCCCCATAATCCCCCCAAAAAAAGCCAGAAAATCCCCAGTTTGGTTTGACAAGTAGGAAATAATTTCCTATTATGTAGATGCCGGTGGGGAGAGACCCCACAAGGCGACACCGCCCGAGAGGGAAGGGGACAACATGAGCAACACAAACGCAAACGCAGCCAAAACCGCTCCTAAGGCACGCAAGGGTGGGTCCAAGGCACGCAAGGGTGGGTCCAAGTGGATTCGACCGACCACCCGCCTCGCGCTCTACCTGCGCGACGGATTCCGCTGCGCCTACTGCAACCGCGACCTCTCCCAGGCCCCGCGCTTCGAGACCACCCTCGACCACGTGAAGGCTCACCACAGCGGCGGCGATAACTCTCCCTCGAACCTAGTGTGTGCCTGCCGTAGCTGCAACTCCAGACGTCAAGACAAGCCAGTCAGCACCTACGTCAAGATCGCTGGCCTGAACCCCAGCACGATCTGGAGCCGGATTTCCAGACGTCGCAGCCGCGACCTCACCCCCTACCGCGCCGAGGCCCGCCGCCTCATCGCTGAAAGGAAGGCCAACCGATGAAGATCAACCCCGAACACCTTTCCGGAGCAGACACCACAGGGGCGCGCGATAGCGCTTTTGTGGTGTCTGCTCATGACCCTAAGGCCCGGTGGGTCGGGCAGGTCCCCGTTACTAGGATCGGATGGACCCTCGAAGATCCAGAGGGCCTCCATGATGCCCTCATGGATGAGGCATCGCTCGGCAGTCTCATCGAGACTGTCGGCGCGGTGAGCACCGAGACAGCGGTGGGCTATAAGGCCCCTCAGCCTTCGGAGATCAGAGCCCTCATCAAGAGGGCGCGCATCTCCCAGGCTGAGGCAGCGCGGAGGATAGGAGTGACCTCCAGGAGCATGAGGTACTGGGTGAGCGAGACAGCATCCAGGCCCATCCCTTTTGCGGAGTGGTACACGCTCCGCGCTATCCTCGGATAAAAAAAGGCTCCCTCTCAGGAGCCCACTCCACCTTGGAAAGGCTGGAGCAATGACCGGCTGGCTTCTTCGGGTCTGTCAATCCCCGCTCGTGCGGGGGAAATTTGCCGGCAAGCCAGCCTACCACAGAAAGCACAGGGTGAAAAAAGTGAGTGATCGACTTTCCCCACAGCTGGCTGTCTCCCATATCGGGCGGCGGTATCCGGGCGTGTGGAAAAAGCACGAGCAGGTGCGGAGCCAGCACCACCATGACTGGCCCCGATGGTGCTACTGCCCGCTGACGGAGACCGCCGAAATCCTCGCCTCATACGGGGCCTTCAGGGCAGGGGATATTGGAGTGGTCGGAGCGCTGGCCGCGTGGAAGGCCACGCAGGGGATCTATCGCTTTGACCCTGATCTCCAGAGAGCCCTGATGGACACCCCTGTTAAAGGGGATCTTCCGGTGGAGGTACTAGAGCACCTCCCTGGGTGGTGTGTATACGTCGAGATGGACCCGTCTGGGTCCATACAGGGCTTCTGGGCACACCTGGAGTGGGATGAGGTGCAAGACCGGCGCGAACTGCGCTTGGTTTTGCACCCGACAGGTGAAGGCCGCGCCCTAGTGGCTGTGCCTATACACCTAGGCGTAGGCGGCCTAGAGGAGGCACTCAGGTCCATGGCGCAGGAGACTCCTCGGCCTGGGACTCCTGTGGGCTGGCTAGCAGACCTCCTCGAACCCCTCATCTCGCTTCTACTGTACCTATGCTCCGCTGCGGCGGAGATACGGGACAGCCGGACAGGGTGGGAGCGAGGGGCTCACTCTCCAGACAAGCCAAAAAGGAGGAAAAAGAGGAGGAGGTCCAGCGCTGGGCGCCCCTCACCCACTACGTGGGACGTGGGGTGGAGGTTCGGGGCAGCCCTGAGGGCCTCCCGAAAGGCTGCTGAGGGGTCAGGGGGCTCGGCGGGCGCAGGCTCTAGCCCTAGACCCCATATCAGGAGAGCCCACTGGCACACCTACCGGGTGGGGAAGGGGCGCCGGAAAAGAGTCCTGAGGTGGGTCCATCCCATCATGGTGGGGACGGGTGAGAGGGTGGCTACGGTGCATCGGGTAGCTCTGGAGCCACCCGTATAGATCTAGAGCCCACCCTGCCCTACAATGGCGAAAACCGCCATGCGGGGGAAAAATGTGGGTGAGAAGAGCGGTAGATGAACCGGGAGCCCTGGGAGGACGCGCCCAGGTGGCTCGCCTCATCGGGGTGGGCGTGAGGACGGTGGGCGACTGGCTTTTCAGCGGAGTCACACCACCGGCCTCAGCTCTCGCTATGATCTACGTCTGAATCCCCCATCATCGAGCCTCCCCTTCGCTACACTGGGGGATGGCTCAAGACACACCTCCCACCACTCCCACCATCAAGCGCTCGCCCATCCGAAACCGGGAGGGGATCGTCGATAGTGATCTCCTCCTGAAATGGGGGGGGGCTGGGCTCGCTCTGCTCCTCCTGACGGCGCGCGGCCTTGGCCCGCTATTCGGTCTGACTCCAGACCGGCTTCCTGGCCTAGAGACGATAGGGGTATCTATTGCGTTGGGCGCTGGACACAGCGCGGCATACCTCGTAAAGCGAAAGCAAATCCCCAGGAGCACGCTATGAGGAAGATCTGGAAGATCATCCTCACCCTCGTCAGTGCTATCGCCGGAGTCGCGGCCGCGCTGATCTGGAAGCGCAGGGCCTCAGCCGAGGCGATCAAGGCTCATCGAGAGGCTGGTGAGGCTGCTGAAGAGGCAGAAATCCACGCCGATGGCCTCATCGATGAGGCCGAAAAGCTGGGGATCGAGGCCGAAGGGGTCGCTGATGAGGACCGCCGCCGCGATGAAGAGATCTTCGATGAGGCCCTAGACGAGGCAAAAGAGATCACAGCCCCCAGAGGATCTGCTCCCAGGCCGAGGAGCGAAGCGCTGGAAGAGCTACGGAGGGAGCGAGAGAGGAGGGGGGGATGAGGATATACCTCTGTCTGATCCTCATAGCAGGGACCGCCAGCGCTGAGCCCTGTCCCAGAGGGCTACTGGATCCCACCCATGACACACTCACTCTACCCAGGGGATGCAGGGCTCCCTTCACCGGGCAGCTCTACACCCTGAGCGCCCATGATGGGATCGCTCAAGATCTCGCGGCGCTGGACCAGCTCATCAGAGACCAGCGCATACAGCTCACCGAGGCTAGAGGGGCTCGCGACGCCTGCTCCTCTCAGAGGGCAGAGGATATGAGGGGATGTGCAGCTCAGCTGATGAAGCTCAGCGCGGCGATCAAGAAGATCCCTCCACCAGTCGCAGACCAGCCCCTGTCTCCTGTATCCTGGGCAGCGATAGGCGCCCTGAGCGGCGCCGTACCCCTGGCGATAGGTGAGGCCGCTGGGGCCTCCGGTTTCGCCTCTGGAGGAGCTGCGCTGATAAGCGCCTCGCTAGCCCTTGGGCTCGCTTGGTGGATGGGAGACTGAAAATGATAGCGCTCAAAAGCTGGGGGGGATTTCACTCCCTGGTTCTGCTGCTTTTGCTAGTGGCTGGCGGTGGAGCCTGGATTGAGAGCTTTCGCAGTGATGTGGAAGCGCAAGGGGCTCGCGATGACGAACGACACCGAGAACAGCAGCGGCAGATCCAGGCGATAACAGCGGCGAATTTGGAGACATCCAAATCCCTGTATGAAATTCGCGAAACGGTGGCAAACCTACAAGGGGCTCTTAACAGGGGAAAAAGCCCGTGAGCCGCGCGTTGATCCTTGCCGCCCTCCTGTTTTCCTCGGCCACAGCTCAGCATCCTGATGATCTAGACGGAGGACCACCGAAGCCCTGCCCAGATCAGCAAGACGCGGCAGTCGATTCAGCCAGAGAAGTAGCCGCTGAAGCTGAGCGTCTCGCCCAGGAGGTGGAGGCGCTTCGCGTTGAGATAAAGCGTCTCCAAGAGCTGGCGCAGAGAAGCATCCAAAAACCCTAAAACGGCAACTAGAAACCAGCGGAACGGGCGAGAAGCCTGTATCTTCATGGGTTTGCCTGGCTTTTCGGGGAGCGAATGTCGCCGGATCTCGGATGGTTCAGCTCGTTCTCTGTTTGAGGAACAGGGGCTCAGAGGGTAATATCAAAAAAACGCATTGAGTTTAAGGAGTTCCGCGTGCTGCAAAAGGTGAAACCGGACCTCCATTACTGGACCTTGGCTGCATTTAGGCTGCTTTTCTGGGAAAGGACCACACTGAGCCAGGCTGCTGCGATACTGAAGACCGAGTGGGATGAGATGTCGCCCAAGGAGAAGGAGCGATATGGGCTCCCTCCTAAAAGGGGAGTGATCCATCGCCGTAGCAGGGACCCGCAGCGGGTTGCTATCTGGAAACAGTGGCTGGAGGAGCGGAGGAAGGAAAAAGAGGAGAAGCAAAAAGGTGAAGCTTTTGAGCTGCTCGCCTCAGGGCGCGGGACTGTTGCTGATGTAGCGCGCCACCTGGGGATAAACCACCAGAGCGTCAGGAAGTGGCTGGCGTCTCCTGTGATGCTGGCTCAGCTTGAGTCAGCTCGAAACATCTCGACGATGGCGACATCTTTGCGGGTCAGTGAGTCTATTCCTGATGTGATCGGCTCCCTGATGGGTATAATTAATCGACCGACTGCGAGCGATCCCAAGATGGCACTAAGGCAGGATGACATCAAAATTAAGGCGGCGCGCGCGATGTCTGAGCTTTTGAGGGCCTCGGCACCCCAGGCCAGCGCGCCTCAGGTCCAGGTGAATACGCAGGTCAATACAGGTGAAGCGGAAACAGCCAAAAAAGAGAGTCACATCTCAGGACTCCTAGAGCAGATAGCCGAGGCGCAGAAGGATGGAACCACTACGCAAGACTTGAATCTAGTAAGATGACGGTCACCCTTAACCCTTTCCAACTCCAGCTCTGCGAAGCTGTGCTTAGCGGCGCTCCGGTCATAGGGATCAGAGCAGGGTGGGGCTCGGGAAAAACTTTCGGGATCATCCAGGCGATCATTTTGACCGCTGCTCGCTATCTGGCGCAGGTGGGGAGGCCTGTCAGGATCCTCCTGGTCACAGACACAGATGGAAGATACAGGAGAAACCTGCACCCAGAGGCTGAAAAGTTCCTGCCACCACTTGGCTGGAAATACAAGGGAGGGGCAGGGCAACACTGGAAAGGCCCGAGTGGTGAAAAGGTCTGGATTCGAGCTTATTTCAGGCAAAGCACCCGGTCGATAGACCAAAACAGTCTGGAGGGACTGGATGTTGATGTCGCCTTCGTAGACGAGGCGCAGACCATGGATGAGGAGATGTATACCAGAGTATGGGGGAGGATACGCTCTGGGAAACCTCCTCAGGTCCTGATCTCTGGCGTACCGACCTGGTTTGACTGGTGGATTCGTAAGGCCAGGGAAACAGAAGGGGGTAGGGTTATTTTTGCTACCAGCTATGTAAACCACACCATCTCCCAGACGTGGTTCAACGCCATGAAGGCCTCTGGAGAATACGAAGAGAAGGTTCTTAATCTCCCGAAGGCGCCTAAGGGTTCTGTTTACGCTGAGTGGGTCCCGACCCAGTGGCCTGATGGGAACCTCGCTCCGACAGGGTGGACCTATAATCCTGAGTGGGTCGGAAGGTTGACGATGGATTTTGGCTATCGCCACCCATCAGGGCTACTCATCGTCGAGGACCCCGATCTTGGTGTCGATGTAGTCGTCAGGGAGTGGAATCCCGAGCGGGTCCTCACCAAAAAATTCGGCAGCGCCATCCTTGAGGAGGCAGCTCCCAGACGGTTCAGGCAACGAGGTCTGCTTCAGATTGATGCAGCCTGCGGAGATGTGGCAGGGGGTCAGACCCAGAGCGCCACTGGCACGTCAGACATAGCTGAGATGGAAAGACTCTTGGGTATCCCCATCGTGGTGCCTCCTGGAGATCGAAGACGGATCCCTGAGGGAGTCAAGCAGACAAGGGCGCGCATCCAAAACTCATCAGGAAAACGTCGCCTCCTTTGCACTCGAGAAGTTTGGGAGTCCGGCCTGAGGGTCAAAGGAGTGTCTTTTGCTAAAGCTCTCGCCAGCTACAAATATCCATCGCGAGGAGATCGAGAGGAGCCGGTCAAGGATGGTATGGAGCATCCTCTCGATGCACTGCGTTACTATGTAGCTGTCTGGCGATGGTGGACGAAGCCACTGATAGGCTCAACGCCCGGATGGGGCGCCCAAGGATCTCGACCCGCATGGTACGGCCTGGCTACCGGAGATAGATAAGTCTACTCGCAGTAGACTTGAGAGCCAACCTCCGGTAACAATAAACCCATGCTGGGACCCACTTACGGCGGAATCCACAAGGCCTCGTCTGAGAAGGCGAGGAAATGGGCTGAGGAGCTGCGAGAGCCTCCAAAGTTGGAAGGTATCACCGGACTGCTGCCGATGGTCGGTCCTCTAGCTGCTGTTCAAGAGGGGTACGAGCATCAGCAGAAGCTGCGCTCGAACGTCCGAAGATTCCGCGCATATAGAAAAATGGGGAGGGACACCCCAGCGATTTTCACAGCAGCGCGCCACGTCAGCAATCAGTTGCTCACAGCCATTCCAAAAATAAGGGAGACAGACCGCACAAGCGAGGCAGCGGTTGAGCTTATCGAGCGTGCTCTCGGCGTAGGCGAAGAGAAGGGTGCTGGGCGCTGTGAGCAGTCCCTGGAGACGATTCTGGGGGAATTTTTTAAGGCGCATTTGTACGGCTTCGGCCTGTGGTCCATGGAGGCTGAGTTCGAAGATGGAAAATATTGGATTCGCAAGCTCCACTATCGTCAGCCAGATACAATCGTCGGCTGGGTGGTCGATGAGCGCCAGGAGTGGGTGGCTGCAATCCAGAGGGTGGGGCTCAAGGCCGCAATACTCCCCCGGAACGAGACCGTAAAGTTGGTACAGTACCCAACGGAGGGTGGGCTTACTGGAGTAGGGCTCTTTCGCCCGATCTATGGACACTGGCTTGATATTCAAGACAGCTACAAACAGGCCGCAGTCGCAAGACAGCGCTATGCGACAGGCACACCTCACGCTCACCTAGACGAGGAGGTGGCTAAAAAATTTGGGCTGTCTACCAAAGACCATCTGGAAGCGGAGAGGAATGAGATGAGGACCCTTTTGTCCCGGTACGAGGGGCATGAAGAGAGTCATCTAATCACTTTCCCTTGGTGGAAGCTTGATGTATATGGAGGAAAGCAGACCTACGACCCTGAGCCACTCCAGAAAAGTGCTGCTTACCATGAGCGGATTATTGCTGAGCAGTTTTTCGCAGCACATCTGATGCTTGGAAGGCAGGGATCGGGCGGGACATACAACCTATCCGAGACACAGGCTGGCATATCCGAGCGGTCGATCATCAACCTTGCTGACTGGATCTTTGAAGCGCTCAACAGGCAGGTAGTCCAGCGGATCTTGCGCTGGAATTTTGGTGATGCGCTTAAGCCTGAGGAAATGCCAGTGATTGGCTATGAAGGGCTAAAAGCAGAGGGGTGGGTAGCTCATCTGGAGAAGATCCTGAGCGGATATAGCACAGGGGTGCTCACCTATCAGACTGAGGATGAGGTGGCATTCCGCGCTGGCATGGATATGCCAGCCATGAACAAAGAGACTTTGGAGAGAAGTAAAACGAAGGCCAGAGCAGGGATATCTAAAAACACTCCCGATGGCTCAGCGCAGGCTCGACGTAGGCAGCGGACCCCAGCCGCGTCATTGGTCAAAAGAACCCCAGGAGAAGTTTAATGAAACCCAAATCGATCGTGCTCCTAGGTGGAGAGGTAGTGTCGGGGCAGCCGCTGCATATCCTAAGAGAGGGTTCAGTTTACGATATGGCCTCTGGAGAACTCATCTGCAAGATCACCGAAGAACTCATGGATGAGGTGGTCAAGGGACACACAGCACTGAGCCGCTCCCAGGAGGTCCCCATCGACTTTGAGCACGGGCTTCGGCGCGGGAAAACTCCCGAAGAGCGCCAAACCTACGGCCTCATCGTTTCAATGGATCGATCTGATGAGGGAGTGTTCGGGACTCCGCTCTATAATGAGCTGGGTGTCAATCTTGTCGATAAAAACGACGGGGGCGCTCTCAAGACATCACCCGTGCTTCACTTCGGTCCGCTCTTTGACCCCAAGACAGGTGAAGAACTGAGTAAGGCCTGGGTGGAAATGGTCTCGTTGACCACACTGCCTAGGCAATCCGATCTCCAGCCTGTGGCTCTTGGCCGCATGAACGACGGAGGAATCCTCGGGACGCAGTTGGCTATAGACCCTGGAGAGTCTGTCAATGAGGCAAGGAAGCGCCTCTTTGATGGCGCGAAGGACAAACTGCGAGACTCGCCTTATGGCGAGGGGGGCTATCATTTCTGGCTTGAGGACTGGAGCCTTGAGCACGTCATCATAGAAGTTTTTTCGCATATCAAAGAGAGCGCCTTCCTAATACGTATGAGCGTCGAAGAAGATTCGGAGGGGCGCCTAAACTTTGGCGCTCCAGAGCGAGTCCGGCGCAAGCTTACATACGAAACAGAACCCGAACCGATAAAGCCTCATATCAAGGGGCTGGGGAGAGACACAGTGGGAGACATAACCCTGCCTCGCGCCGAGCATGAGGCAATGGTAGCGGAGCTAGCTCGGCTCCGCTCTGAGAAGCAGGAGGCAGCACAAGTAGCCACCGAGCAAGAGGGAACTCTGGCTGAACTGGGGCGAACAATCGCCGGGCAAAAAGAAAAACTAGCGCGCCTTGAGGCTGCGGAACTGGCGCGCGCCGAGGCAGATAGGAGGGCGAAGGTGGAGACTCTCCTCTCCAGAGCCCTCAGAGAAGGCAAGATCACCGCAGCATCCACAGAGGGCTGGCGCAAAGATCTCCTTGGTTCTCCCGAAGTGGCTGCCGCTACTGAGCGCTCTCTGGGTCGCCTCCAGGCTGGGGCTGTTGCTCCGACTGAGCTTAGAGGATTTAACGGTCCCGGCGAGCCGACTACAGAGGGGAAAATCAGCGCCGATGATATCCTATCTCTAGCCAGAGAAGAGGGGCTAACGTACCACGAGGCTGAGACGAGGCTAAAGGCTTTAAGAGGGGGTGCCAAATGAGTGGAGACAGCGGGCGCTCGATTCGAGCACCACTAGGTGCTGCGCTGAATAAATATGTTGCGGTGCAACACAACGCGACAGGGGAGGCAGTCGTGTGTGCCAATGGCACCGACAACTTTTTGGGACTCCTCACGGACGGTGGGGCTGTTGGAGACGGAGTATCCGTTCAAACCGGCGGAGACCTCGTAGATGCCCTTGCGGGGGCGGCGCTCACCAGAGGGACGCACAGCCTCCTGATGTGTGGGGCCAATGGATGGCTGTACCCATGTACGCCCACCAACAAGCCCGTGGCTATGTGGGTCCCAGAAAGCGCCTCTGTGCCTGCCCCAGCCGGAGGACTTCCCGCTGAGATCCGCGTCAAAATTCTGGGCAACGGACCGGCGCTTTAAAAGGAAATTATGAGTTACCGAGAAAGGCATCCCGCCGACGAGTTTTTAAGAGCAAAGTTACTGTTGGCCAAGGGACCACGGCGCCAGAATTTCATTGCTAGAAAAGTCTTTCCCTCGATCTCCATCAGCAAGCTGGTGGGAGCCGACGAGTTGGATCCCAAAGATCCAGCCTTGAAGGGCAACGGTTCTGGCCTTGTTTGGGTTGACAACCCGAACAATGCCTTTTCATATCCACAACGAGATCTGCGGATAGGTCCCAAAGATCGGCGCCATGAAGTTAAGCTGGGCGAGGATGGAACCCTGCCATTCCACTGTGAAAACGAGGGGGTCTTCACGGAGATCCCGGCTGCATATGAGAGAGATCGCCAGACGCCAACGCCGACCGCCCTCCGGCGCGTGCTCGCGCTGGACAACACGCTGGAAACTCGGCTCGAGTATCAAGTAGCCCAGTCAGTGGAGAACTCTTTCACCACAATATCCTGGATCCTGATCCCAGGGGTTGACGGTCTTAAGCTCAACGAGTCAGGCGCTGAAGACCTAAAGAACCTAAGGATCGCGCACGAATACGCAACCGACCTAAATAATGGGCTAAGGCCAGACGTTTTGGTCATCGGAGAGCTTGAAGCTCGAGCGATGATGAAAAACGACGAGGTCATGGGTTTCATCGGAGACCGTTCAGCTGGAATAGCTGGTGGCCGCGTGCCCGTACAGGAAGCATTACTGAAGAGTAAAATATCGAGTGAACTGGGGGGCTGTCGAGTTGAGATAGGCAACGGGCGAGGAAATATGGCCGCTCCAGGCCAAACACCAGACATTCAGCGCATGTGGAGCGGAATGTTTTTCGGATACAGTGACATGGTTGAGGGGGAAAAGGGACTAGTTCGCCGAGAGCCTGCCATTCTGAGAGCAGAGAACAACAACGCTCTCATCGAGGCCACGGTTGCCAGTGGCCTCATTTTTGACTTCTTTGGAACTGCTGCTGGGGCCTACCCGAGAGACGATGGTCGTGTAGATATACTATGGGCAGAGCGCAGTATCGACATCGTGCCAGTAGACTCTAGTTTGGGATTATATATGAACAACACGCTGGCACCCTAAGGATAAGTATGCCTATTTTTAAGTTTTTGCCTGCTCATCCTCATGCGAGGGCTCCGCTTCGTCGAGGGGCGTCGGAAGTTATGAAGGCGGGAGACGTTGTCCTAGTCGATGACGCTTGGGCTAAAGTTATTATGGACGAATATAGGGGGGCAGATGGGGAGCCTTGCTTGAGGCCCCACGGCGAAGAGAAAAAGGAGGAGCGACAGGAGGGAACAGAAGAAAACCAAGCGGCTCTTATCCAAGCCGAACTTGAAACCTTCAGGGAAGCTGCCGCTCAGAAGGAGGCCGAGTTCGAAGCCTTCAGGAAAGAGGTCGCAGTATCTCAGGCTGAAACGGTCGGCGAGGATATCTTCAAAGCTCTAGATAACGATGTGATCATCGCCGTGGCCCAGCTGAACGGCAGCGAGGCCAAGACGATGCGGGGGGCAAGGAAGCACCTGTCTCAGCTGAGCGCCCTGGAGGCGCTCACTCTGGTCATCGCTCACATTTCCGGCTCCAGCGCCTAAGATGCCTCGCCCCCTCCCCCTTGATCGCAAGATCCAAGAGAGCCTCAGAACTCTCATCAGCAGCCGTTTGGCCGCACAGGATTCAGCTGTCGAGGAGCTTGAGGGTTTACTCAAGTCTCTTTCGAAGGCTATAGGAGAGAGACTTGAGCAAGCCCTTAAAGGGAAAGCCACTGGGGACACCCCTCTGGAAGAAGCTCTGAAAGGGCTGAAAGAGGATGACCAGGTAAAAGCTGTGGTGTTCTCCACCAAACTCGACGAGATCGGGGAACTGGTGGATGACGCGGGCCTTGGCTTTGCACGTGAGGCATGGTTCCAGCGATACCGGGAGCTTGCAGATCTTGCTGAGCAAGCTCTTGGGACTCAAGGCATCGAAGAGGCTGATCGGATTTTAGAACAAGAGGACGCCCGGATTGCCATAGAGGCTCTTGTCCAGCGCCATGATGATGCGCTCTGGGAAGGGATGGAACGCGCCTCCAGTGTGAGAATCATTGATTCTCTTCACTCCCAGGTGGGGTTACTCTCCCATCACGAGCTTGCCCAGATGATCTATGAAGCCGAGGAAGCTTCGATACCCCAGGCCCTCACCGAGGCTCGTACTCGCATAGCCGAGGCTGATAGGTTTTTCTCCGAGGAGGCAGCACAAGCTGCTGATCCACAGGGAAAAATACTTTTGAGAGCCTACACTGGACCGGACGATAGGCGGACTCGCCCTTTCTGCGATGCTCTCGTAGGGAAGGCGTTTAAGCCGGAAGAACTACGTCCTCTCAATAACAACCAAACTGGGACCCATCCCATCGACTCAGGAGGTGGGTACAACTGCCGCCATGGGTGGGTATCGATTTTCCCGAAGCTGATATCAGAACTCGGCTACCAGCGCGGGACCAAAGCGGACATCCAGGCCGCCAATGCTGGGGCTCGCAAAGCGAGGAAGAAAAAAAAGAAAAAGGTGGGCTCCAAATGAACATAAAGCTGAGGAAAGGGAAGCCTAACCGTTTTTTTTGGAGTCCCGAGGAGAAGCCCCTCAATCCACCGGAGCTGAGCATCCGCTTCCCATCTGGACCCCAGTTGTTCCCCCTGTCTGCGTTGAGGGCTGATGTGGCTGTTTCCGCAGTTGGGGCTGATGGACAGACACTGACTCTGGCTGATGCCGTCGGAGGGAACTCGCGCGGGCTCGTGGGCTCACGTGGAGGGGCGGCTTGGTTGGATTTGGGCTCAGCGGGAATTTTCGCAGTACAGGTGCTGACATTTACAGAGACTGACGAGGTGTACCTGTCCGAGCCTCTTCCCCACACCATCTCCGGTGCTTCGGGAACCCTTTCTTGGAATCTTTGGAGCGCCGAGCTTACCGCACTCGAGGTGGGGAGCAGCACTCTCAGGGGAGTGCCTTGGAGTATAGACTGGATCGCATATCTGGGGGAGGATTACCCGAATGGGTACCGCTATGAAGAAGGACTCCTGGACATTGTTCGGCGTCCTTTCGAGACAGGATTGACGGGGAGAGCGCTCGTTGAGAGATACTCTTTTCTCGCCTCCCAGGTCCCGACCCGCCAAAGTTCTTGGCAGATACAGGTGGAGGATGCGCTTGGCGATCTGGTTGATCTCATCAGGGACGAGCTGCCGACAGGGCGCTATGAGGACGACGTAGACGGACATCCATTCCAACACGTCCATAGCCTCTTGACCCTGGCCCTGATCGTCCAAGGCCACCAGCTCGCCGGATATGATCGTTCTCCGACTGAACTCCTTGACCAAGCTGATGACGCGCTCCAGCGCATACTCAAGCGCGGGCTCCCCTGGGTGGATATAAATGACGACGGCGTTGTTGATGACAACGAGATTGACACAGCCCCACAAAGCCGTTCCTCAGGCCTCCTCTCTTGCCACGTCCTAGATCCTGGCTGGGAGGATGCCGCCGAACCTCGGCGGCGATCTATTTGGGAGGACCGCTGATGCCGTACAAGCGAACTGGCTCCTTGGATGGCATCAAGCCTTGGGATGCAAGAGCAACGAGGCTCCTCGCTCAGCAAGTCAGAGCTGTCGTCCTTGCCCGCGCTTTCGACCGAGGGCATGGGCTTAAAGATGATCCCCACAAGCCCTACTCATCAAAGCCGATCCATATGCCGATCGACACCTTTCCAAAACCGAGGGGGGGGCAGCGGAGCAGCAAGAAGCCGAGAGGCGGGGCTCAAACTCTCTCTAGGGCGAGTGGGTCAGTCTACTATGAAGGCGGATATCGTGAGTACAAGGAAAACACGCAGGGCTCTTCCAGGGTAAATCTAACCCAATCAGGAGCAATGCGCAGGTCTTTCAGAGTAAAAAAGACCACAAAAACTCAGGCATGGATAGGTCTAACAGGGGCTCCCACCGTCTACGGACTCAAGGTCAACCAAGAGCGGCCCTGGCTGGGGCTGTCTCCAGCCGATAAACGGCTCATCAAGGCCGCCACCCAACTCCTCATCAAGCAGACAATCTCCTGGACAAAGGGGGGGCGATGAGAGAGGCGCGAGAGGTGATCGCCACTATCGTCTCAGAAACGAGACCGGAGGAGTCGAAAGCCGAGAGATTCAGGGAGCTGTCTCAAGGTGTGCTGGAGGAGCAGCCCCTTACGAGGCTATTTGAGGTCACTAGCGCGGCAAGCCCGATCCAGGAGCCCTTGACTCAAGCGACTCAGAGCCTTTGGACTGAGGAACTCATCTTGCGAGTCAGATATGAGATGGGGGGGGCTCCCTCCACCAAACTAATCCGCTATAAAATGGAGAGCGATGCCCGGTTGATCATAGCTGGGCTCCAGGCGGCAACGGCTCAGTGGTGCCCGGTTTTATACAACCTGAGAGCTGGACATCGCTCTTTGCCAGAAGAGCCGATAATGGGACTGGGCGGGCGGGTTGGCACGGTGCTGAACATTCCGATCACAATCCAGTTTTTTGCATGAGGTAAGCGATGGGTGACACACGAGAAATCTCAGGAGCGTCTTTACGGGTGACCCCGAGTCCGCTCAACGACAGCAACCACCTTCCTCTTCCAGGCGTCGATGCGGATTGGGATGGGATCCCACAGCTCATCCGAGCGAGCTGGCTAGACGGCGCCGAAGCGCAGATAAACGACCCTGACTTCACTAGAAGCGGACATTTCAGCCGAGTGCCCGAGTTAGAGAGCATCCTTAACTGCACTGGAGGCGCTTCCTACGGTGTTGCTGATGGAGAGAAGTTCCTCCGTATGGCCGGAAGCATCTCCATGAGATGCAGAGTTCCTCAGATAGGTGACAAGAGCGTTTACGCCGACCATCTAGCGCACCCATTTTTTCGAATTCTAAACTCACTCTTAGACATCTTAGTTCCTACTGGAGACTCAGATGTGCTTGCCGCTGGGGTCCACACCAAAAATACTTTTGTCCCAACCGACAACACGAAATACGTGCTCGGTGGAGTCATAGCCCTGTCCATAAATAATCGGGTTGAGTTTACGGCAGTAACCAAAATAGAAGCAGCGCTCATTACCGTGAGCCCTGCTTTTGAGGAGATCCCCAGCGACGGGGATCTCATCAGGCTTTGCACCACCTTCTTCCCGAGAGCTGGGAACACCCAGCCTGAAATCGACATCCGCTACGACTGGCGGACCAGACGCTATTATGCTTTTAGATGCCGTCTTTCTGAGCTGAATTTTAGCTTCGAGGGAGACTCCCTCTATGCTGACATGATGATCAGTCCATCAGTGATCATCCCTGACCATGCTGCTGCTAGCGTCCCCAGCTGGACCCCATCGGGAGCCCCTGCCATCAACCGGAGACAGAGCGCCTGGGCTCTCGGCGCTCCAGTCTCTGGTGGCGTTGTCCCAGGAGCCCTAGCCTCTCAGCAACTCAGCCTCACAGACTGGAGCGCCAAAATTTCTGGCGCCCTTGCTCCCATAGTTTCCCCCGATCTGGTGGGGGCATCTGATGTTGACATAGGCTTCACGCCCTGCGAACTGACGCTTCAGCACTCCACCAACGCAGATCTAGAGGACATGCTGCGCTTGGCTGAGGAACGTCAGGTGGTTGTTGGCGCAGGGCCTGGCTGTGAAGGCACTGGCATGGGGCTTGTTTTTACAGGACACCCCACGACCAGATCCAAAGAGGGCGAGACAGACCAGATGATGGAACTCATGACGACAGTGCTGCGCTCAGGGCGCTGGGAGCTGGATGACGGTGCCGGAGACGGCGCCAACAAGAGCTGGAAGCTAGGCTTCCCGATCTAGGAGGAGCAGTGGAACTTCAGCTGGCAACAGATAGGCCATTTGTCTTTGTCCTCGCTGGTGACCCAGCCATGCAACGCTGCAACCCTGAGGGAGACTTGGCGCTGTATAGACTCTCCAGCAAAGGGGAAGAACTCAAGATCCCCGAAGATGCCACGCTGCTCACTGCTCACGCGCTGACCTCAGCCGAGATAGCGAGGGCTGAAGCCAAGGCTGGAAGGCTGTGGAGAAAAGGACAGCGCCTTTATCAGGAGATGGTCGGGGTCATCAGTTCCGCTGGGGCGGAAAACAAACACACGGCGTCAGAAGCCTTGGATGAGTTTCTAGACGGCCTTTCCGATGAGGATGCAGAAAGTTTTAGGATCCACGAGCGCTGGCTTGAACAGCGAAGCTTGGAACTTTGTCGCCTCGCTATCGAGGGCGTCTCGAGCTTGTCTCTTCGGCCTGAGCGCGGCCTATTTCCCGTTGAGGTGCTAGAGCGCGCTTTCACATCGGCGTTTGCCAGGGCTGGACTCTACCAGCAAGGCTCTGCCCTCATCAGGGAAGCCTCTGAGCACATAGTGCGAGTGGGTCGCTTGGGAAAAGGGACGCGGATCTCATTACCCTCGCGGTTTGGCGAGAAGGCTACCCTTACGGGGGAGCCTGGGACTGCGAGCAATGCACTTGCGGGCACTATCCCTGGCTGAAGAGATCTCGCGGGGATTGCGGTGGTCCATTCAGAAAAGAGACTGATGAGGCTCAACTTGAGAGCGGAGCCTATGTTGTTTCCGGGGATGTTATTCTTTCGGGGGATGCTCGGCACGAAGAACTCCTCTTCAAGAGCTGCCCTCTCGCTGAAATAGGTTGGAAAGGGTGCCCACACCCTGAGGAGCGCTTGGAGTGGCTAGGGACGGTATACGATGCAGCCAACTGGACCCTGGATGGGGGAAGCCTGCGAGACATCGAACCGTCGCCATCTCAGGCGCTAATCGACGCTATACTTCACCTGAGGGCTCAACGTAGAGCCCTGGATGCTGCCCTTGCGGAGAGAAAATGATCCTGACCGAAGAGGACATCCTCATCAGCGTAAAGGTGGAGGGTGAGGAAAAATATAAGGAGCTACGCGAGGAGCAGAAGCGCACCACCAAAAGCACAGAAGAATTCGATGACGCCCTAGAAACTACTACCGACAGCATGGGGCGCCTCCGTGATGCCCAGGGGCGCTTTATCCAGGAAGCTGGTAAAGCCAACAAGGCGGTGGGAGGGCTCAAAGGCAGCTTCACCGAACTGAACAGTGTCGTCCAGCTCACTCAAGCGGTGTTTTTGGCTGCAAGGGCATCCGCAGAGAAATTGGCTCAGCCTATCGGGCTGGCGACCTCTTTCGAGAAAGAATTCGCGCAGATTAAAACTCTTTCTAGTCGAGTTGGGGATGAGCTTGAACAGGGCCTCCTCAACCTCGCTGCAACTCTTCCCCAAACAGCAGGAGACATAACCAAGGCAGCCTATCAAGCCATCAGCGCAGGTATTGACCCGGATGAGGCTGTTGGTTTCCTGGACGCTGCCTCAAAGGCCGCTGTTGCGGGGAACACTAGCCTCACCGAGTCAGTCGATCTCCTCACCACAGCCACGAACGCCTACAAGGCTACGGGGCTGAGCGCCAAAGACGCTTCAGACCAGCTCTTTGCGACTATCCGAGCCGGGAAAACAACCGCCGAGGAGCTGAGCGCTTCGTTGGGACAGGTTGCCCCTGTCGCCTCGCAGTTCGGCGTGAGCCTCGCTGAAATTGGGGCTGGGGTGGCTGTGATCACCAAGCAGGGGTCCAGCACCAGCGAGGCAATGACCCAGCTCAATGCGCTAATCAAGGGCTTCGTCAACCCATCGCAAAAGGCGGCCAAGACCCTCAAAAAACTGGGGGTTGAGTATGGGGCCACAGCTATCAAGACCAAGGGCCTTACTGGAGTAGTCGAGGATCTCCTGGAGAAATCTGAAGGAAACGTTGAGGTCCTCGGAAAACTATTCGACCGCTTTGAGGCAACCCGCGCGCTGTTGACCATCACGTCAGGAGGGATGCAGACCTACGCCAAGGATCTAGAAAACATCTCCTCAGCAGCTGGGCTCACCGAGGAAGCTTTCCAGACTATGCAGGCCACCACCCAGGGACAAATAGATCTCTTTCAAGCTCAGCTTGAGGGAGTTCTGTCTGAGGTGGGCAAAGTCGCTCTTCCTGCTGTCAACGAGGCCCTGCGCTCTGTCGGCTCGTATCTAAGTCAGCATGGCCCTGTTATTGTCGAGACAATGATGTCTTTTGCTGGAGCGCTTCTGGATGCAGGGCGCTGGGTCTCTGAGCATGGTGATGAGATCATCGCGCTCCTGGAGTCGATAGCCATCTATAAGGCTATTGGGCTGACTACTATCGCTATTCAGGGCCTTGGAACTGCCCTCACAGGACTCGCGGCGTCTGCGGCTGCTGCCGGAGGAGGCATAGCAGCCTTAGGGGCTGCTCTCAGCGCGGGTCTTGCCAGTCCAGTATTTATTGCAGCAGCTACAGCCGCAGCCTATTTTGCAGGAGACGCTATCGGGACTGCACTGGGTGAGTCGATGACAGAGAGTTATAGGCGCGAGGCAGACGTGCTTGAGCTTGAAGTCAAGCAGAGGAGTGCAGCACTCGCAAAGGCCCTCAAAGACGCAGGGGTAAAGTCCACTGGGGAGCTACGGCAGCTGCGTGAGGACGTTAGAGCCGGAGCGCTCATCTCGACGGCAGGAGTTCAAACTCCGACAGCAGATGTTGTCTATACACCTAAGGCTCTGATAGCGGAGTTTGGAGCTTTTCAGGCTGAGGAAATTGCTATCGCTCAGGCTGAAGACCTGAGGCTGAGAGCTGACGCAAAACGCAACGAGCTAGAGGCAGCCTCATCAACTCTGGCGTCGATGGAAGCTGAGTTTCAAATCAAAATCGAGGAACTTGCACAGAAGGGGGAGGAGGCAGCTGAGGCAACCGGGGCAAAAGGAGTTGCAGCAGTGTTGCGAGTCCGAAAAATGGAGGAGGAAGTCGCCAATTTCGAAATCTTGGTGGGTCGTTATGCCCAGGATGTGGTCACAGCAAGAAAGGCGGCGGAGCAAAGCGAAAGGGGTGCAGAGGAGACTCTCAGGAAAGTTCGCGCTGCTCTCCAAGCTAGCGTCGGCGCAGAGAAGAAGCCCCCCAAAAAGAGAAGGGATCCTTCCGAGAGGAAGGCGAGGCGCGTAGATCCCCGTGTTGTTGATGCTCGTCGAGCTGCTCAGCTTATTGAGGATGAGGAGGAGCGGCGCCTGAGGTTGCTTGGACTCAAGCAGGCTCAGGAGCAGGTCAAGGCCAAGAAAAATCGCGAGAATCTAATAACCCTTGAACAACTCCATTTCCAACAGCGGGAAAAGTTGTTGGAGAGCTTCGACGACAAGCGCTTCGGGGAGTGGGCAGAGCTTGAGCGCCGCCGCGCAGGACTCATCGAAGACCGCGTTGATCGAGAGCTGGCGCTGCTTGATGTGGCATTGGCTGCCGAACAGCGAAAATACAGTGACAATCAAGAGGCGCTCGCTCTTATAGCGCAAACCGATGCGCTCCAGCGCCAGGATATAGCCGAGGCCCAGAGTCAGAGGGCCAAAGAGATTGCAGCACAAGCAGCCGAGGAGGATCTGCTCATCCGTGAGCGCAGCGCAGAATTAATTGAAGATGAAACGGCTCAAAAACTAGAGATTCTGGCTGTCGCGCAGGAGAGGGAGCGTCTTCAGTACGCAGACAACGAACAGATGCTCACGCTGATAACTCAAGACTATGCCCGCCAGCGTCAGGCTATAGAGGAAGGAGCTGCTGAGGCTAAGGCATCAGCCTGGAAAGCAGCTGCTGACCAGTCAATTTTGTCCTTGGATTCACTTTCGAAGAGCCTCAAACAGCTCGGCATGGGCTCGATGGTCCTGGAAGGGACTATCATGGCAGCGAGAGGGCTTAAAGCTGGCGTGGACGCGATGGATTATTACGCCTCTGCGGCAGGTGAGTATGCGGGGCTCAGGTTTCCTACTGCCATCGCTTATACAGCAGCAGCTCTCGCTAAAACTGCGACCTCTGCTGCATACTTCAAGGGGGCAGCAGAACTGGGAGGCCGCAAGAAGGGTGGCGCGGGGGGAGTTTCTAAACCGTCCGCTCCCAAGGGGCTGAGCGGCTCCGGCTCCTATGAGCGCCCAGGGAGGAGGAGCTACAGGGGCCGAGGCGCAGGCGAGAGCACAACAGTGGTGCTTAGGCTGGATGCCCCCAGCAATGAGAACTTTTTCAATGAATTCATGAGGTACGGCAATATCCATTTGGAAAGAGATGATGCGATAAGGCCATCAGCACGCTGGAGAGGAGAGAGTCATGCCTAGGGTAGGTCCTGGCTCGCTCACTCCGAGAGTCGGTATTTTATCGGGATTTGATGCCACAGCCTGGAGCGGAACGGCCCCTTTTCGGCAGGGTGTTGCTGTGACAGTGCTGCCAGTCCTTGAAAAGGGACAGCAGATTTTTAGCGACGTGCTTGCTTTCCTCAACGGCCACGCATCACAGGCACCTATGACACTCCAATCCCAACTCACGGCGAGAGGGACTGGTGTTGGGGTCTGGGAGGTTGCTCTGAATGCGGACGACCGCTTGGTCATTACAAACGACACGGAATCTTTTTCAGTACTAGGTGGGGGAGTTTTCGGGTTTGAGACTGGACAAAATGCTACTCTAGACGGGGGGGCCTGGAAAATTATTGCAGCGTCAGAGTGGGATAGGGGAGTTGTCGAGTCTTCGTTCGTCAAGATTGACTGCGCTTCTGGGATTTTTGAGTTCCCTGACTCCTCTATGGAGTACCGCGCCCAGTCTGTCCCAACGGTTTTGGAAGAAGTTGGGACATCCCCAGGTGCGCTCGAAAGCTGGAATAATGATGCTATCGACAGCATCAGCAGGAGAGTTAGGTGGGGATTGACAGGGCAGGGACACGTTTATTGGAGCGTTGATAGTGCGGTGGGAGGTACAGCCATCACTTGGGAAAGCGAGAGCTTTATGAGGCGCTTGGGGTTCTCGGGAGAGGAACTGCTTTCCCCAGGGAGCCTTATCCGCCAAGAGGCAGACAACCCATGCCCTGGCGTCATCATCCCGCAGCGTCCACCGCTGAGCCTAACTCGGGGCTGGGAGCACATCGGAGAGCAACTCCAACTCGCAGACGGGAGCTATGCAACGGCTCAGGTGGGAACCTTTTATCGCTCTGAGCTGGAGATTTATCTGAGCGGTCCCGTTGGCAACGCCAGCCGAGAGGATATCCACTGGCAACGTCAGATGATCCCATATCTTTATCCTGGCGCTCCCGTAACCCTCTACCAGGACTGGGGAGAGACTCGCCTGAGGGGATGGCTCGCCGAGGGGGATGCCTACAGTTCTCTTGTCACGGTCCAGATGGAGGGGGAGTACGGGAAGTTAGTGGGCTCAGTCTCCCCCAGCGGCAGGAGAGCTGACGAAATAAATTGGAAAAACAGCTTCAGGATGCAGACCTTGGTAAGCCTTAGGATTGAGGCCATCCAGTGAGCATTGAGGTAAGGCCCCACCAGCGGAGACATATCCGCCCTGTCTACCTCCTAGAGATAGACGGTTGGGAGTACCGCTACCACTCCTCCCCTGTAGACCCTGCATCAGTCTCCCCCCCAGTGGTGGATTATCCCTACAGCTCCGTGCTGGCGCTCAAAGATCCATCAGAGACATCACAGCAGCTCAATGTTATCTCAGGCGTAGTCCAGGCTGGCTCTGTGTCCCTCAAGCTGGCCTATGGACCAAAAGGGGAGATGGGCCAGCTCTTGGCAGCAGGACCACACGAGGCTCCTGTTTACGCTCGTCTCGCTGTGACTATCCCTCAAGCTCTTACAGTGGCAACGGTTACAGTGGACCGCGAAATATCTACGGCTCCACTCACCAATGGGGTCATTTGGATCGGTCAGGAGGCGTTCGCCTATAGTGCGCGTTCCGTATCAGTTCCCTGGACCTACACTATCGCTGCGCGAGGATTCTATGGGAGTCAAATCCAGCGCCATGAGGTCAGCGCCGAGAGGAGTTGGGCTCCATTTGTCACCCTCTCTTGCTGGAGCTGGGGAAACAGAAGGGCTCGCCTCAAGGTTGCCCAGCTCCTCCCCAACGGGGATTTCAGCGACTGGATAGAGGAGATCAGCGGCTATATCTCAGCGACGCCCAGACTATCTCCAGGAGGAGAGTCGATCAGCCTGACAATCTCTCCTCTTTCGGCGATGCTGCGGAGGGAGATAGGAGGGTCCAATACGGAGACCACCCTGTACCCGAGAGGGCACATCTTTGATGGGGAGGTGGGACATACGTTCACCATCTGGCTAGGGTGGCCAACCGCCTCATATCAAGCAGCGCTTACCGCTGATGTTTTAGCTGGTGACTCAGTGCTTCCAGCTGACACGAGCGCTCACCAGGACATGTTTGACATCTCTTTGCCCTCTGGACATCCCAGGCAAGGGCGAATCGCATTGGCTGGCGCAGGCCACCGGGTTTCGGGCTACACTGGGGGGCTGGAGATTGACCCAGTTGCTGGGGCCAATGCGAGCCAGTTTGACATTGTTAGCTCTGCTGTGGCAAGCGAGCTTCATCGCCTGAAAATTGTAGCATCTGGTGGTGGTGCTCAGGCCGTAGAGTGGCCAGGGTGCCTTAGAGCTGTTTTTGACAGTGAGTTCGGGACTTACACCAATAAAGGTGTAGGTGGGAGAATGGCACGTATACGGCTGGGTCTAGAAGAGGGTCCGACAGGAGAAAGCCGCCTGGAAGTCCAGGTTAATAGCTCGCAACAAGGTAAAGACCTGCATATGACCATCCCGCACCCAGGACGAAGAGGGCACTATTTCGCTTTCGGCCTTGATGACCCTGGGCTCGAAGTCCCCATGTATGCGCCTCTTGACGGACTGGACCGCAGAAAATGGGGCGGATACCAATACAGGGAGATGGATTTCAACGCAAAGGCGGACTCTGGTGAAGTAAATTTCACCGAGCTGCCTCCCATCGCGCTGGCGTGGTGGCAGACTGGAGAGCGCTGGCTTTGGGTCAAAGAGGATGTATTCGGTACGCCTGGTGCTCCTGGTGGACCAGTCGCTATTCGGATTTTAATAGAAGCTGAGCACCCAGTCCATGGGAAATACACACAGGGCCTGTGGGTGACAGGGAAGCAGTCCGCTTCTGCGCTTATTCCGGGGCTCCCAGGGGTGGTTCTAGAGCTTCCAGAGAATGACCGATGGAAAAGGTTATCTTTTGGAGACTTTCCTGGGCTTCAACAGGTGAGAATTAGACAGCATTCGGGCGGGCGCTCAATCCCTCCTCCAAAATTCATGCTTCAGTTGCTCATGAGTACGGATGGCTCTGGCTTCAACGGGATCTATGATGCGGTTCCAGGTGGGCTTGGACTGACATCAGAGCAGGTCAATGTTGACAGTTTTGAGAGCTTCCCTATCCCTGGAGGAGTTGCTCAGGAGTGGGACCTCAGGCTAACCAAGGCGCAGCCTCTCGAAAAATACCTGAAGCCCATCCTCTTCACACTCCAGGCCGCCATCGTCCCCAAGCTCGATCTTTCAGATGGGCGTCGCAAGCTCACCCTGGTGAAACTGGGGCTCCCGGCTTTCACAGAGGCCGGTCAGACCTTGAGAGACTGGGAGGTCGAAAGGGCTCTTTTCCCTGAGCTTGATGAGGAAATTTGCAACCGCCTGAGGGTCAAAACCAACTATAACTACACAGAAAATCGCTACGATGTAGAACTGCTGGAAATAGACCAGCCCTCAATCGATGCGCACAGGCGGTCAGCAGAAAGAACGCTCGACCTCAGGGGAGTGGAGGTGCAGCCCTTCGATGTCGCTGCCCAACGAGCGTCCCTGATGCCGATGATTGTTTCACAGTTTGCCCTGCGCTCGCATCCTCGTAGGATTTACAGAGGGACCTGCCCTTGGTCTGAAGCTGTGAAGCTCGATGTCGGCTCGGTTGTCTTGGTAGACGCTCCCAAAGGGTTTGTTCCTGGGACAGCTGTACGCGGGTTCTCCAGCGCGCTGATGCGGGTGCTAGAGATAAGGAGAAGCCCCCTCAAGCAGCGCGCCACGCTTAGGCTCGTCTGGTATGGGGTTCCAGCAACTGGGTGGTCCCCAGCGCTGAAGATGAGCGCCTACATCTCAACCCACACGATAGAGGTAGAAACTAACGCTTTCAGCGCGGCGCTTTCTCCTTTCACTGGGGAGGTGCAGGAGGACCTTAGTTTTTTCCGGGTGGGGGATACGGTGAGGACTCGCCCTAGGGGCAAGCTGGAGGATGCCGTCTACAGTCTGTCCATCACAGTGATCGATACAGCACTGCATCAGCTCACGTTCCATGCTGCACATGGACTCACGATGCCTAGAGGTGGGCTCATCGTCCCTGAAGACCGGACCGCCGCACCCCAGCGGCTCAGGGAGTTCTGCTATCTGGTCGATTCCACAGGTGTTTTCCTTAACGGCGACGCGGGCTATAGGTACTCCTGATGGTGCGAAAAATCCCTCAGTTACCAGTCACCCTACCAAACCCCTTGGACATGACCAGTCGCCAGCTCGTGGATGCTGGTGACTGGGCACTGATAATGGAGGGCCTCAACCTCAGCTACAGCACAGGCCATGCTCAGCCGGTCGTCTCTCAGGAGATGGGTGATGATACACTGCTGACAGGGCTCTCATACACAGTGCGCTGTGTATGGAGAATCCCGCCCTTGAGCCCAGAGCACTCAGGGCTCAGGGTGGCTATGCGCTGCTCCTCTCCCTCAGGCACAGGGGTCCAGCGCTGGACCTCCCTCTACGGGGGAGGGAGCCTCACTTTTGATGCTGGTCACGTCGCTGGAGTGCCTACGTCAAAATGGTATGATTCCCCGTCTCTGCTCCCTATCGCTGCCGATCCTTCGGGGGAGTATGAAGAAATTACCCTGGAGACCAAGGACCAGGTGTCGCTTGAAAATATTTACGCGACCTATGAGCGCCTAGACATTCTGAGCGCCTGGCCAGCTGCTGATGGCGAACTCAGCGATTTTTTCGACGCTGATTTCTACCCACTTGACTCGAGCGACATCTCCCAAGATGAGTGTCTTTCCTCTGGTCTTGTTATCGATGCCATTAAGCCGATGGTGGGGCACCTCAAGGGGCGCAGGCGCGTTTACTGTAGTATATCTGCTATTCTGGGCTTTTTTGGCTCTAGACTGGGGCATTATCCACATAGGGCAGTTATCCCAGTCACAGTAGAGCAGGAGTTGGTTGTCTGGGTCCGATATGAGAATGTATCTGGAAATCCGGGCAGGATATCCATTCTGGTAGGGGATGGAGGACCAGATGAGCTTGACAACAGAGAGGAGTGGCCTATTGCTGGTGGGGGCATCTATTCTATTGATGTTCCAGGCATCCAAGCCCCTACCTGGGTGCGATTTTTTGCCCCCGTCTCTGCCCGCGATGACGTGGGAACTCCTGGGCTCTACCCAGGTTTTACTCACATAGCCATCAATGATGGCGCTCAGAGCCCAAACGGCTCAGGCGCCATCGTGACCTCCTTCGTCGTCTGGGGTCAGTGATGCTCTACTCTCCTCGTGTCCCTCCGATGCCCAGCGACTCAGAACTTTACACAGGGATGCCGGTCAACGGTTCGGCTGGGGCGCTCATGGCGGAGGCTTGCAACGCGCTCATCGGCTTCCGTTTCCTCCGCTTTGTCTCACACCAAGTGCTGCTCACCTACGAGAGTAACGACTGGGTCGGCTACGCCAACCAGCGCAAAATCCACAGGGTGCGCTGGAGACCCTCGCCCCTAGCTGACAAGATCTGGGTGACTGCCTGGGTTTTGGCTGCCATCGACGGCGCTCCTGTCCCATCTGTGGCCGCAGAGATCAGGCGCTTATCCACCGGGCTCGTGACAGATGGGCCTGTATCCTGGTCTGCGACAGCAGCTGACCTGCCTCTGGAGGACGATGGCGCGACCTCAGGCACAAGAGGCGCGACGGTCTACAGGGACCGGCTCCTGAGGATGAACTGGGTGGATGGGGTGTCGCCGGTCATGCTGAGCGTGGATGGGTATCAGGGAGAAGATATGGAACTCGAGGTGTTGGCGACAAACGCCAGGGTTTACTCCCTTTCCGTCTTAGAGGTCGCAGATAGGAGCTGAGATATGACGAAAAGAGTAGAGATTGCGGATGCTGGTGCCCATGGGGTGCTGGAGCACTCATCGGGGGATACAAGCTGGAACAATGTTACAATCACATCGTTCCAAGATGCTGTTGCAGACCATGGCACGACAATAGCAACCGGGCTTTTCTCGTATCTCATTATTGATGCGAGCGAGGCGACAGACTTCACCCATATAAAGCTGGGGCCTCGACAGACCGCTGGGGATAGCACTGTCAACCGGCATCGGATTCCAGCTGGAGGTCAGCTGGAGATCGGCTTCCGTGGGCTTTACCGGCCCGATACCATCAGCATCAGGCAAAACACCGGAACGGATCTTTTACGCCTCTATGCTGAGATAGATAACACATGAGCCGGAGTCGCACCAAGCTCGCAATCCCAGTCCCATCGGGGGGGGCTTGCCCGATAGCTGCCACCGGTGTGGTAACAACTATCCTCTTATCTCCATACACCACCGTGTTGCAGGTAGACCCAGCTCTGGACGGAAATCCGATCACCTTCGCCTGGATGGATTACTCCCTCAATTCATCGTTTCCAGGGATACAGGCGGTATGGGATGGTACTGGAGGGATAACTATTAATCGCAGCGGTGGAGGCTGGCCTTATGCTGTGGGGCAAGACATCCTCGTCAATGTGGAGCACGCGCCATGATACCCAGCACCGTAGAGGCTCTAGGGCTCACCCTCATCAGGAGAGATGATGTCGGTCAGTTTCCCCACTCCTGGGAGAGTCTGACTGGGGAACTGAAGGCGGTGATTACCGAAGAGAAACAAAACGAACAAAGTATCTACCACCATCATCTATCCAAAGAGACAGGTGTTTTGGCTATGGGTACAAGCCAGACTCTGGACGAAGCTGTTCTTATGCTAAATTCAGTACAAATACAATGAGAACAAGCGCCCCGACAGCAGGTCTACCATATCCTCCGGGCTCCCAGCCCCACACACAACATTTTACAGAAAGCGGGCTCCCCGGTTATACTGAGATTTTGGGGGATTACTCGGTTCTGGAGGCGTACTTCAGAATCAAGCCCGCGCCCAACAGAACGATATATATTTTCGCCCTGATGGGGGCTTATGCAGACACAGCGCCATTTGTTACCACCAAATACGGCGCCAATCTTGAGCTATCAAATGGGATCTCCATGGAGATGGTCAGGGGTGGGGTGCCAATTCAAGACATGTTCGACGGC